TCATCGGCGGCGGGGGCGTGCCGCGCCCGGGCGAGGTGTCCATGTCCCACCGGGGGGTGCTGTTCCTGGACGAACTGCCGGAATTCAAGAAGAGCGTGCTGGAGGTGCTGCGCCAGCCCATCGAGGACGGCCGGGTGACCATCGCCAGGGCGGCCATGAGCCTGACGTATCCGGCGGAATTCATGCTGGTGGCGGCCATGAACCCCTGCCCATGCGGTTTGTCTTTTTGCCGCCGAGAGGCAGCGTGAACCGCGTAACACGACCGCCCAGAATCCAGAACTGAGGCCGTTCAGAAGCCAAAAAACGGAGTTGTTCTTCTCGGCCCAGGTACGGGAAGAGGGCGAAGGACCCGACTATCTGGGCCACAACCTCGGCCATGTTTTCCAGCGAGAACCGGGCCCGAGGTTCGGCCATTGCCGCCAGCCTGACCTCGATCCGCTGAGCCTCTCCGGAAACCTCGGCCAGGGTGGTGTCCAGCTCCTCCCGCTCAATAATCCCATCCATGTGAAGGCCCAGGGCGCGCTTCCGCTTCTTCTCCAACCTGGACAGCTTCGCCTTCAAATCCTCTGCCTCGCGTTCACGCTTGAAGTCCTGGCCCCCGGCGAACAGCTGTTCGAGGTGCTCCAGGATGTACTCCTTGCTGGACAACTTCTCGGAAATGAACCCGTTCACCTCGTCCTCGACCCGGGCACGCCGCTGGTACCCGGACTGGCAGCGTTCTCCGTTCTTCCTATACATGGCATCGTGGAGGGTCCGGCAGTAGTAGTAATCCTTGTTCGGTCCGCCCTTGCCTCCGGGGACCGTGTACAAGGGGGAGCCGCAGTGTCCGCAGCGCAGAACTCCCTTGAACAGAAAGAGATCCCGGGAAGCATCCCGGCGCGCGGTGAAGTGCTGCTTCTTTTCGGCCAGGATCTCTTGGACCTCCCAGAACACCTCTTCCTGGATCAGCGGCTCCTGGATGACCTTCACCCGGATGGCTTCATGCGGAGCCCTGGCCACCTTGCGCCGATCAGCCCGCCGCCCGGTGTCGGTCAGCCGGCGCTCTGGCGCGCGCTTATGCTTGTAGTGGCGCCATCCGATGTAGAGCTCATTGCTGAGCAGGTTCTTGAGGGTCTGCGGGCTGAATTCGGTGCGCCGGCCGAGTTCGTAGAGATTGTGGACTCCCTGGGCGTGGAAGAGATCGAAGACCTCCCGGACTCGCTCGGCTTCCGGGGTGTAGAAGTAGGCCTCGGTCTGGCGGTCGTAGCCTACGCCGGTCGGCAGGCACAGGTGATTCCCGGGGTGCTTCCCCTGCCGGCGCTTTTCCTCCTTGGCCCCAAGCATGCGCTTCTTGATCTGGGCCAGCTCGTTGCCCGCGATGACCGATTGCAGTCCGGACATCAGGAATCCAGCTTGGGTGTTCAGGTCCAGGACCTGATCCGGGAGGTAGATTAAGGCGCTGGACTCTTTGATGTCCTGGAGGATGGCCAGGGAGCGGAAGTCATCGGGGCGCAGGAGACGGTCGAAGTCCGCAATAACGATACCCCGGACCTGTCCCGCGCGGATCAGCCCGAGCATCTCCTGGATCTCTGGGGCATGGAGTGTGGCCGCTCCGGAAACGTCGATCAGGCGAATTTGTTGGATGACGTGAAGCGAATGGCGGGCGATGGTCCTGCGGTTGGCCTCGGCCTGGCGCGGAAGGCCTGCTCGGTCTTCATCGGCTTGATCAGCTGTGGAGACGCGGAGAAGTTCGACGACGGGTATGTGTTGCACGCTGGTCCTGTTGGTTGATGCCGCAAATGTCCCTGGCCACGCTCAGGGCCTCTTGCTCGTCGCCATCCCGGAGTGCCTGCTTCATGGCATCCAACTTGAGACGCAACTTTCTCCCACCTTCCAGGGCTACGTCAATGACCGGGGTGAATCTGATGGCTATTTCTTCTCTGGTCATGTCCCTACCCCTCCAGCCGCGCCTTGATGGCGTCCAGGTCAAGCGTCATTTCCCACCTCCTTGACCAAGCCCGCAGCAATACGACCACACGCCACAACCGGGATGTACCAGACGCCATCCTCAAGCACTGGATCTCCGCTCACCCAGGTCAGCGTTGTGCGCGGGATTGCGGTTTCCTCGTCCAGTTCGATGCACCCCGTAGCCACGCGCACACGGGTCCCAATGGCGGGGAATACGGGTAGAGGCATCCTGGTCATGCCGCCTTCTCCTTGTTGATTGCGCCGCCGCAGACCGGGCAGCACGGGGTTTGTTTGAACTGCGTCCGCTTCTTCATCCGCTCCATCCAGTCCTTGCCAAGATAGCGCCGGAACTCGCAGGGTTCGGCCCCCATCATCTCCAGAAGCCGGTACATGCACAGCCAGCCGTCCTCATGCAGCCAAGTCTTGAACGTGTCCGGAGAATCGAAGGGGACGCACAGATCGCGCTCGGTGGTCCCGCGCACCGGTCCGCGCCAGTAGGGCATGCGCCGGGCGTCGGTGGGTTCCAGGATGTCCCAACAGGATTCGACCAAGGCAACTGCTTCATCGCGGGACAGGTCCACGAAGGCCTTCTCCATGATGCCCAGCCCCTGGAGCTTCGTGGCGAGAGCGGGGAGGTTCATGCGGTGACCTCTAGGAGGTTGCCGGGCAGGGGATCCGGAGCCCCAGCCCGGCAGTACTCCAGCAGCCCGAGGTCCTCTTGCCGGCGCGCGATCCTGGCCCGGGCCATGTCCACGTACTCCGGATTCAGTTCGATGCCCACGTAGTCGCGGCCCATGGACAGGGCGACCAGGGCTGTGGTGCCGCTGCCCAAAAACGGGTCCAGGACGATGCCATGGGGCGGGCAGCCGGCCCGGATGCAGCGCTCGACCAGCGCCGGCGGGAAAGTGGCGAAGTGGGCTCCTGGGAAACGGGCTGAGGGGATAGTCCAGACGCTACGGGGGTTGCGGGTGCCCACCAGTCCGTTCACGGCGGCGGAAAAGGAAGGGTTCGCCCTTTCACCCCTGTGGAAACTGCCGTGCGCGCCCGTTCCGGTGTCCCATCCGCTCGGGACCTTGATCTTCCTGTTGATGCCGTTCCCTCTCGGATGCGCCGTTCCTGACGCTGGTTCTCGAGAGGATTCGTGGTCGTAATAATAGTCTCCTTGCAGGGTGAGTAGGAAAAGGTACTCGTGGCTCTTCGTCGGCCGGTCTTGCACGGCCTCCGGCATCGGTGCCGGCTTGTGCCAAATGATGTCAGAGCGCAGAACCCAACCTAAAGCCTGTAGGGCAAAAGCCAGGCGCCACGGCTGGCCGAGGAGATTTTTCGGAGGGAGCCCCGTTGATTTAACTCTGCCGCGCGGGCAACACTGGATCCTGTCCCGCCGAAACGACCCCGGGCAGTTCGTGCCCACCGAGTACGAATCCCCCATGTTCAGCCACAGGGTGCCATCCGGCCGCAGCACGCGGCGGGCCTCCGTGAACACGGCCGTCATCCGGCAGATATAGCACTCTCCGCAGGGCGTCCCCGTGGCCCAGCCCTGGCAGTCCAGGCGCGCCTCGAGGCCGTACTGGCCCTGCACCCCGTAATCCCGCAGGCCCCAGTAAGGAGGCGACGTGACCACGCAGTGCACGGACTCGTCAGGGATGTCGGCCAGCCGGGCCAGGACGTCACCCTCGAGGACGGAGTTGCGCCAGGTCACGCCGCCACCCCCAGGGCGCGCTCGATAGCCGCCCGGCAGAGCTGGAACTCGTAGTGACAGGCCGCACTGTACTTGGTGAAATTGCTTGCCCCGAGCAGGTCCTGCTCGATGACGTAGCCCAGCCGTGCCAGCATTTCGACTTGGCGCGAGGTGGCCGGCTCATCGAGCCATCGCTTGGTTTTTTTGGCCGCACCGTCGGTCTCATGCACGCGCAGGTAATCGTCGGCCGCGGCCATGGCCTGGAGGCGCTCGGAGACCGCGATCTGGCGAACCTTTCGATCCTGCTTGGTCTTGCCCAGGGCATGCCAGGTGTCTCCGTCGGGGGAGAATATCCCGGCCCAGGCCTCGAACCCCCTGGCGATCATGGCCCGCCCGGAGCCGAACAGATCCACGTACCGGAACGGACTCGCCTCCAGGATCTCCATCTCGGTGAGCTCCACCTGAGTTATGGTCACCCCGTCCTTGGCGTCCTGGCGCTCGAAGACGAAACCGCACAGTGGGCACGTCTTCACGTTCGCCGGTAGGTCGGCACCGCAGCCCACGCGGCCATTGATGTCCGGGACGCGGTAGGTCTCGCTGCCCTCGGCCGGGCAGACTTTGGTGATGGCCTCTCCCGGCTCGCGCTCCTCCCGCTCCTTGAGCATGGCGTCCATGTTCAGGTCGCCGTGGGTGAGCAGGGAGGTCCCGAAGTCCAGCAGGACGCAGTCCTTTTTGACCAGGCCCGGGTGCTCCTCCGGGTTGACCGTGCGCAGGCCCCGGCCGGCCATCTGGATCAGCGCGCCCTTCTCGCTGCAGCGGCGTAGCAGGATCACGCAGCTGACGGGCGGGTGGTCGAATCCTTCGGTCAGCACCATGCAGTTGGTGAGCACCTGGATCTCGCCGCGCGCGAACCGCCGCAGGATGTTCTGGCGCTGGGCATCGGCCAGGCCGCCGTGGACGCACTCCGAGGTGATGCCGGCCTTGCGGAAGACATCGGCCACGTCCTGGGCATGGTGGACGGTGGACGCGAAGACAACGGTGCACCGACCGCCGGCCAGGTCCCGCCAGTGCCGGACCACTTCCTCGTTGATGGCCACGGTGTTGAGGATGCTTTCCACTTCGGCCTGCTCGGCCCAGTCGGATCCTGGGGCCAACTGGCGCAGGCGCTCCTGCGTGCCGCCCACGTCGAGCACATAGGCCTTGGGAGGCACAAGGAAACCGAGCTGGATGAGCTCGCGCAGGGTGACCTGGTCGCAGACGTTGTCGAACACGGTGCGCAGGCTCTTCTTGTCGCCGCGCTCCGGGGTGGCCGTGAATCCTGCCACCATGCACTTGGGATTCCTGGCCAGGACCGCGTCCACGATCTTGCGCCAGGTCGGCGCTGCAGCGTGGTGGGCCTCGTCCAGAAACAGCACGTCGAAGACGTCTATGGCTTCAAGATTCCTGGCCAGGGTCTGGGCCATGGCGAACACGGCTTCCCCTCGCATGCTTTTGGCGTCCGAGGTGAAGAGGCTGACCCGGACCCCGTCGTTGATGATTCGGTACTTGGCCAGGTTCTGCCCCACCAGCTCCTGGCGGTGCTGCAGGAAGAGATGCCGACCGTGGCCGCCCTGGCGCAACTCGCGGCCCAGGAAGCCCATCATGCAGGTCTTGCCCGCGCCGGTCGGCGCTACGGCCAGGGTGTTGCCCTTCTGTTCGAGGGCGTCCTTGGCCCGGCCCACCAGGCGGTTTTGGAATGGTCTGGGGATCATGGTTTTGCCTTTCATCACTTCGCGGCTTAGAACGGCACCTGATCCATGCCCGATGCCTCGGAAGGGAAGGCTGGACCGAGATCTTGTCCCTGTCGCTGCCCGGCCAGGGGTTGTTGCGCCCATGCTGGGGTGGTCTGTGCGGGAGCGGGGCGGCTTGCAGGCGCGGGGGGTGCCCAGCCCTGGGCAGCAGGTGCGGCCGGCCTGGCGGCAGACCCGGGGGAAGCCCAACCCGGAGCAGGGGCGGCGCTGGCCTGGGTGATTTCCGGGACGGGTTCGCTGGTGATCAGGTCCTGGCCGTTCATGACCTGGCTGTAAAACTCGTGCTCCGGGGTGATGATTCTGGAGATGGAGTTGTTGACGTAGCGGTCGCCGGCCTTGATCTTCTTGATCCCCACCTTTACGCCGAAGATGGTCCCCTGCAGCTCCTCGAGGGAGTTCAGGTTTCGGGCCTGGACCGCAGCCGGGGAATGGTCCTTGGGGTTGATGTTCCGGACCGCCTCCACGATGGCGCGCAGGAGTCGCAGGGTGATGTCCACGGACTTCTTCTGACCCTCGTCCCTGGCGCCGAAGAGGTTGAAGTTGTCCCACATTTTGCGGCCGACGAACTGCCCGGCCAGGATCTCGAATTCGCAGTCGAGGTACTCCATGCCGGATTCGGCCCGGGTGAGGAGCGGCTGAGAACCGGGATTTTTCCCCGGCTTGGCCGGCCGCAGGGTCATGCGCACAGGGACGATGGACTTTGGGGGAATGGGGCCGGAGCCTTCTTTCTGTTCGCCGGCATTGTTGAGGTCGAGCATGACGGACTCCTAAGCCGCGGGGGCCTGGATGAGGTTGGAGGGGAGTGGGTACCGGCCGCCGGTGGCCCCGTTCAGGGCCTGGTGGAACGCGGTCCAGTTTTTGTCTTGGCCAATGTAGATCTCGTGGGGCAGGCCCCAGCGGTTCTTCGCCAGGTAGGCAGGACGTTCATCGGAAAAAAGCACGCGCTCGCCGGAACCCTCGGCACGGAATTTGTCCTGGCCCTTGGGACCGCCGTCCTTCACCTTGATCGAGCGGCTTTTGTAGTTGGCGAACAGGACCATGTCGGCCCACTCCTGCCAGAGAGCCCAGGCGCGCTTGTGTAGTTTTATCTGGTAGCGGTCGTAGGGGTCGCCGTCGGGTGGCTCGAACCGCTTGATCTCGGAGTGAGCGATGATCACGATCTGCATGCCCCTGTTGATACGCAGGGAGTCGAATCCTCCCATGATCATGCGCCAGTGCTTATCCGCCTCGACGTATCCCTTCCCGTAGCCGACCTGCTCGATGGAGGTGAATTCCTTCCCGGTTTCCTGGGTAAGCGCCGCGCAGGTGTTGGCCCAGACCAGCGGCTCCATCCAGTCGAGGGAGTCCACCACGGCGGTCTTGAAATCATGTTCTCCGTGCAGGGCCTGGATGGCCTCGCAAAGCTCGCCCATGTTTTCGATCAGCTTCGGGAAAGTGGGCACGTCGATGGCCGCGGCGCCGTCCTCAATCCGCAGAAGGATCGGGCTTTCGAAGGTGCAGCCGAAGGTGGTCTTGCCCAGGCCCTGAACACCGTGGGTCAGAATCCGCTGCGGCATGAACGTGGCCGCAGCGCTGGTGATGGAGGATAGGTCGAACATTGTTTATGATTCCTTCCCTATGTCGGCACAAGTTTTGGCCTTTTTGATTTCTTGGCCATGTGCCTTGGCAATGGTTTCTCGCGCGAAGATCACTTCCGGAAATCCAGAAAATCGGCCGAGTTCCTTTTTCGATGAATGGGCTGCATAATTTTTCAGGACCCACTCCAGGGCCTGGATGAGTTCGGAGGCTGCCGCACACAGGTCGCGCATCTTTTCCGCGTCCGGGCCGTAGAAGGTGGCACTATTCTTATCGTCCCCCATGAAGATCATGGGGTTGCCTTTCCAAGTGCCCTTGAACCAAGCGGACATGACTACCTCGCGGCTCCGGTGGCTTTGGAGTGGCTCTCGGCAATCTGAGCCTGGATTCTACCGGGCACGCTGGCCAAATTGGGAGCCGGCCGGATGGCCCGGCCCGGCAGCGGGCTCTGTGAATTCATGCGCCGATAAATGGCGAGAAGTTCACGGCTTACAAGTCTGGTTTCAACGAACATGGCTCACCTCACGAAGTTGGGGATGAAGGCCGCGACAATCAACAGTCCAACGACCAAGACCAGGTAGATCCACATCGCCACGCGTTCCAGGAGGAAGGGCCAGTTGATGGCCTTGAAAAGTTTCAACATAGTCCGCCTCCCTTTTGTTGGCCCGGGGTCGAGGTGCCTTCCCCGGGCCTCACTCTCTTGCCACACCAGACACATGCCTCTGAGGGAGGCAGCCCCGCCTACAAGCCCGGCGGGGAAGGGCTGGCCCTCAACTCGCACCAACGAGGAGGGGTTTAGGGTTATCCCGGTCCCACCACCATGACGAGCCGGGGAAAGTTGTTATTCGCCGGAGTCCGGAGCCAGCTTGACCAACTCCACGAAGTCGTTGCAAATGGTCAGCATATGGCCAGCGGGGGAAGCGAATCCGTAACGGTCAACGAGTTCACAATTTCGTCTTCGGCCATTCAGGAAATTCGTTCCTTCAGGAGGAAAATTCGCCATGATCAGAACTCCCGTTTCATCTTCGAATCTGGTTTCTGTTGGCTTCGACCCCCTGTCAGGCACCCTCGAAGTCGAGTTCCGATCAGGCAGCGTCTACCTTTACTTCCAGGTCCCACGTTACGTGTTCGATGGCCTCATGAGTGCCAACTCCAAGGGAAGCTATTTCGATGAGGTCATTCGAAACGCCTTCCAATATCAACGCGTGAACTGATTCTGTTCCGCCCTCTCCCCGGAGCCTGTCTCCCGCGTAAGCTCCCTCTCGGGCTGCATCTGCGGGCATCGGCTACTTCCTCCCGAGGGAGGCCGGTTCGCGCTTGGCGTGTTCCAGATTGGTCCTGGATGTGGGAGGCGGCTGGTGCTACTTCTTGCTTGCCCCGCTTCGGGACCTAGCGCACCAGAGCGCCTAGCGCGCCAGCGAGCCAAACCAGTGAGCGCCTTCGAGCGCCCAAACCGAAGGAGGGAAACGCCATGCTGCATATGGCTATCCTTATCCTCCAATTACTGGCCGCGATCCTGGACCTTTTAGCTAAGCTGTCCTGAAGCTCCACCGGAGCGGGGCATTAAGCCGCCTCCCCATCCAATCCCAACCTGTCAAAGAGCATCCCGGCTCGCCATCGCCTGAAGGCGGTTCGCGTTTGACGCGTCGTTGAGGTGGATAGTAGCCAAATGGCGATCATAGTCAAGAATGTTTTTCCCCTTGGCTATGTAAGGTCAAAAAAATACCCCAGGATATGGAGAAAGATCTCACGCGCGACGGCAGAAAGCTCTTGACTGTATGGATAAGTATGGATAGATTCATCCCATGAACAGCAGGGAAATCATACGGGCGATCGAGGCTGAGGGCTGGTACATGGTGGAAAAGCACGGAAGCCACTGGCAGTTCAAGCACGCATCCCGCCCCGGACGCGTGACGGTGCCTCACCCGAAGAAGGATATCCCTCTTGGAACTCTTAAGAGCATTGAGCAGCAGTCAGGCGTCAGACTTCGCTAGGAGGACTTATGGCAGCGTATATCGGCATCATCCACAAGGACAAGGACAGCGACTTCGGTGTGAGCTTCCCCGACTTCCCCGGCTGCGTCACGGCGGGGAGCGACATGAACGAAGCGGCCATGATGGCAAAGGAGGCCCTGGTCTTTCACATCGACGGAATGACCGAAGATGCAGAGCGCATCCCCCTTCCGTCCACCCTCGAAGCCGTGCAGGCGCATGAATTCGCGGAAGGGGCGGAGGCCTATATCGTGGTGGATGTGAGAGTACCCGCGCGCAAGGCGGTCAAGGTGAGTATCACGATCCCGGAGGAAGACTTGGCCACCATTGACAGCTACGCCAAAGAGCACGGGATGGCTCGAAGCGCGTTCCTGGTGCATGCCGCTCGGGAAGCGATGCGGGGGTAGGGGGGAAGAAAAGGCTTTCTCAGGGCTACAGGGCCGGCCCCAAGAAGTAGATCACGGCAATGGCTGCTCCACAAATGCTGACAAAAAACGCTATGCCCAAGGTGGAATCAACATCAAAGGTTTTTGCCATCCGTCAAAAAGGCTTTTTCGTGCCCTTCTTCCCGGTGTATGGATTTTTATTACCCTTCGTGCTGTAGTTTTTGTATTTTGAATACCCGGGGGCTGTCCTATGATATGAAGTCACATTTGTACCTTTTTTTGTTCGATAACTTTTTACTCTCACATCACTCGCATATGAAGCGCTAGAATGCAAAATATAAAGAAATATAATAATGAACGGAATAAAACGCATTCTAGTCCTGTTTCCTGGATTTTGATGGTCTTAGCTCTTTCCTGTCCCAGGTTTATTTAGCTTGGGCTCCGAGAGCTGTAGTGAATTTGTCAGCTATCATTCCTTTATAAAAGCCGTATTCAATGTTTTTTACCATCATCTTGTTGTTTATTGGGAAAGATGACCCGGGTTTGACAATTTCATTGACAATTGATGCTCTACCCTCCGCGTTAAGCTCTGGCGAAATTAATGTCTCCATAACCCCAAAGCATAACAAAAGCTCGTTGCGCGTAGAGTCCGATTGATCGCCATTGTCTACAGTAATTGAGACACTGTTTATATGCTTGCCGTCAATGCCAATAAACTTCAGATTAATTGATTTTCCAAAGTGTGCTAAATCAATATACCCGTCTTTTAATTTAAGCCTACCTGTTTTATAAGCCTGCTGGCTTACGCCTATCGCCTTTAGTTTCGAATTGAATTTCTTGATAAACGAGTCTGTTCCGATGCCCAGTGTTGCATTCTCTTTGGCATTGGCGGGTATGCTAACACAGAGGCATAGAACGAACATTAATAAGATTTTTTTCATATGTAATTATCTATAGTTCCTTCCCAGCCCAAAGCACTCGCCCGATCACCGCGAATCCGTCTTCATCCCCAGGAACAACTCGCACGTCCTGGTAATCCCTTGCCCGGTTGTCTCCCATAAAAATGAGAGCGTCCGGAGCCCGGCGGAAGCGCTTGACGTAAATACCTTCGCCCTTGCGCACAACGTACACACGGTCCTCGCCGAGTTCTCGGGCGTTGTCCGACTCGTCCACGAGCACCACGTCACCGTGGTTGATGGTGGGGGCCATCGAATCCCCCGATATCTCCATAACCCGGAGGCGATCAGGGCTAGCCGGCGTTCTGGTCCGCAGCCATTCAAGGCGGAAGGCTAGGCCACCTTCGGTCTCGCCACTGGTTTCCAACGAACCACCACCCGCCGCAGGACGTGCCTGTGCCTTACGGATGAAGGCATACTCTGGGCCATGAAATTCATCTTCAGAGACAACCTTTAAACCAGCCGCATCGGCAATTTTCCCCAAAGCCTTCAGCCACTTTGATCTTTCCCCGTCAAGGATTCTTCCCAAAGTGGTTGAATGTGTTCCTGCCGCTTTGGCCAAGCGATAAGGCTTGGAATCAAAGCGCTTTTTCAAGGCAAAATCCAAATTATGAATCATGTCTTCATGGAATCCCATATACTGAACCATAACCACACCTCCCATCCACTTGGCTATCCGCCAAGAGGAGAAAACGGCCTTGACATAATTGGCCACTTGGCTATCAATGCCCCATGAACCTCGCGCAAGACATCCAAAGCTGTCTCCGTTCCCGAGGCTGGACCCCTGCGGTTCTGGCCCGTGAGGCTGGCGTTAAAAGTGTCCAGGCCATTACCCGAGTGCTCAAGGGTGAGAGGGAGGGCATGCACTCGAAGAACCTGCTCAAGCTCGCACCCTTTCTGTACGGCTCCAACTCCCCCACGGACTCACGCCCCGACGCCCAGAGGACGGAATGATCGCCATCCGCGTTCTGCTCATCGCCTACGCGGTCTGGTCCGTGGGGTTTGCGCTCTGGGAGGGCATGCGGTGGTTGGTTCAACCTGTAACGGCCCGAGAGGGCAAGGAGTAGGGAATGGAAGATACCGAATGCGCAGCCAACACCCAGCACTTTGACGTTCAGATATGTTCCACTCTCGGGTCCGAACTTGTGGACATCGTGAACGTCCTCCGGGGCCTGAACACCCCGGAGGATGACATTCGCAAAACGCTTATCAACCGATGTTACTTCGCTAAAAATGCGTGAGGGCTGCCTTGTGGGCTCGGACCATCTCCTTGACCACCTCGTCAAGTTTTTCGCCCATTTGGTTCTTTCCATTGTTCGAAGTGGCGGCAGCAAGGACAAGATTCGAGGCAACAATGCGGTCTGCGCCTTGAGTAATAGCTTTCGTGAGTTCGATGATTCGAGATTCGTCCATTTCGTTCCTCCTCTCGGTTTGGGTTTGGGTGGCACCGATCCAATACCGGGCGGAGGGGCGAAAATAAAGGCTGAGGGGAAATAAATGTCCTGCAACCTATGTTCGCACTCACGCCCGGGCGCACTCACGCCTGACCACGCCTGTAGTCTCGGGCTCAATGCTCGACGCCCGAAGTGCGGCTGGTTCAGGGACATCGAGGCCATGGCAGCGCACGCAGCCGGCGTGCTCCCTACGCCTCCCATAACCACCCCTGCCACTGAGACGGGCCATGGCCAAGGTGCTCCAGAATGATGGCCTCGATCTCCAGTGCGGACTCTGCAGCCGTCCCCGCCAAGGGCAGCTTCCGAAACTCCGGATGTTTCCCCGGCTCCTTGATGCGCACCAGGGCTGTTGGACCTGATGTGAAGGTTACACTGATGTCCATAACCATGCCCATAACCGGTTAGAGGTGGGGACAATGAGCGAAAAATTCATCAAACAGGTCAACATCAAGATGAGCGAACCCAGATTCGCATATCTTTCACAGCGTGCCGCAGAGTTTGACCTAAGCCTCTCGCAATATCTCCGCATTTGCATCCTCCATGGGGAAGCTCACGTTGAACATGCCGTATGTCTCAACCAGTTCGATCTGGCGGCCTCCCTCGTTAATTCCGAGAATATCACCCCCCCAAAACCTGTCAGTAAACTCACGATATAACCGGGACATAACCACGGTATAACCGGTTATACAGAGGTTAGTATGGCAACGGCTCCAACGGTTAAGGTCAATGCTCTGGCCTGGCGGGCAAATCTCCAGGAATACCCTCTCGAAATGGAGGGGGCTTGCATCCGGATAGAGACCTATCTTGCTAAATCTACTGACAAAATCAGGGGTTCGCGAGACCTGGATTCCTGGGCACGACTCTTGGGAAAAACTCCAGAGGAGTGTGTGGAGTTACTGCGCACCCTCGTCCGTGCAAATCTCCTGGTTATATCATGCGGTATAACCGAGTTAGTAACCGGGTATAACAGCGATATAACCATATCTCTACCGGGTAATACCTCAACGGGTATTGCCGATCCTGACGCGTTGGAGATCCAGCGTCAAAAGAACCGGGAGAAGCAGAGGCGGTTCCAGGAACGGAAGCGTTTGGCCGCACTTGAATCCCAGGGGGGCTCATGACTCCCCAAATCTATCCCCGCGACCTTACCGGCCTCAAGTTCGGGCGCCTGACCGTGCGCAAGGCATCCAAGAAGCGCGACGCGCAGGGGAATATCCTCTGGCTGTGCGACTGTCAGTGCGGAGGCATCAAGTACGCCAGTCGCGTCCATCTCAGGCGCGGCCAGGTCATCTCATGCGGGTGTGCCCAGGCCGAGCAGAAGTCCCTGGCCATGTCCCATCATCGCGAGACACAGGAGCAGCTCAAGGCCGTGCTGGAGGAGAACCAGGAGCTTCGTCAGGAGATACAGTCCATCCGGTCCAAAGGTGGCTTCGGTGACCAGGAACGCCAGAAGCTGCTGGATCAGATCCGCGACCTCGAATCCGAACTCGGCTGGCACCAGGTCACCCTGTGATCGACCTCAACTCGAAATCTGCCCCCGCGATCTCGGCGCGCGTCAACTGGCACATCGACCGAGCCATCGACATCGAGGCCGCTGCGCAGCCGAAGCGTGATTACCTGGGCGCGTCGGTGCTGGGCGATCCGTGCGAGCGTGCCGTCCAATATTACGCCATAGGCATCGAGCAGGATTCCATCCCCTCCGGCACCAAGCAGGACATTTTCCAGCGCGGGCATTGGATTGAATCACTCATGATTCGGCGTCTGCGAGCGGCGGGGTTCATCCTGGCCGACATCGATCCGCGCACCGGAAAGCAGTTTGAAACCGCCTGGCTGGACGGCCAGGTTCTGGGTCATCCGGACGGCTTGCTGCTCCACTGGATGGGCCTGGACAAATGCCCGATCGAACTTCCCGCGCTCTGGGAATGCAAAGGCCTCGGCTCGAAGTGGTGGAAGAAGGTTGTCAAGGAAGGCCTGCGCATGGCCTACCCGCGCTACTTCGGTCAGATGCAGCTCCTTATGGGTGGCTTCAACATCCAGCGGGGGCTGTTCACCGCGGTCAACGCCGACACCATGGAGCGTCATCACGAAACGGTGGCGTTCGACCAAAGCACCTACACCAACTTACTGGCCCGGGCCGAGCGCATCTTTCTGGCCAACAAGGTCGGTGAACTGCTGCCGCGCGCCTTCGCCGATAACGCGGGGATGGAATGCCGCATGTGCAATTTCTCCAAGACCTGCTGGAGTGTTCGGTGAATGAAGAAGGGAACCCCCCAATGAAGGTCCTCGACCTCAATATGGCCCGGCGCCAGGATGACGACCGGGCCCCGGCCAAGGTGTCCTTCTCACAGGCCGTGGAGGGTTTCCGCGATGCCTTAGCGGCATCCGGCCTGGGGCGTCCTGAAATCATCACTGACGGGCGCATTCACCGCTTCGACCTGCCGGACGAGAAAGGCGGCAAGAAGGGCGGCTGGTACGTCTACTACATGGACGACAATCCATGCCCGGCCGGTGCGTTCGGAGCATGGAAACACGATTTTCACGAGACATGGAGTTCAAAGGCCAATTGGGAGCTGTCGACGCAGGAAAGGGATCTGCTCACCGAACACCTACGCCAGGCGAGGACCGTTCGGGATGAGGAGCGCAGGCGCGAAGCTGACGAGGCGGCAAGCACGGCTACCGCAATACTCGCAGCTTCCCCTGAAGCCTCCGATGATCACCCCTATCTGCAGCGGAAACAGGTCCGCGCTTTTGGGCTCAAGCTCGGGGAACGCAACACCCTCCTGGCGCCGATGTTCGACACGGCAGGCCAGATCAGGGGGTTGCAGCGGATCAAGGCAGATGGCGAAAAGCTGTTCCTCAAGGGTGTCGATCCCAAGGGGGCATTCGGTTGGATCGAGGGCGACAAGTCCACGGTCTACATCGCCGAAGGCTACGCCACCGGCGCGAGCGTGCACATGGCCACCGGGCAAGCCGTGGCCCTTGCGTTCAACGCCGGAAACCTCGAACCGGCCGCGCAGGCCATCAAGGAGGTGTTCCCGAAAGCAAAAATCATCATTGCCGCAGACAACGACCGGTGGACCACCAAACAGGACGGCGTGACGCCCTGGAACGTCGGTGTGGAGAAGGCGCACAAGGCTGCCGAAGCTGTCGGAGCTCAGTGCGTCATCCCGGAATTCCGGGATCTCTCCACGACGCCCAAGGACTTCAACGACCTCCATGCCCTGGAGGGCCTGGAAGCGGTGCGCATGCAGGCCAAGGGCTACAGCACGCGCATCACCGACTACGGCCTGGCCCAGCTGAACGGCCGGGTTGTGCCCGAACGTGAATGGCTTGTGGAAGGCGTCATCCCCATGGACGGCGCGTTTATACTGGCTGCACCAGGCGGTACAGGCAAAGGTTTGCTCACTCTCGACCTGGCCATCAAGGTTTGCCCGGGTGGCAAGGAAGGGATCGACCTCAATCCGTCTGCAGGTGCCTTCGGTCATCAGGTCATGCAGAAAGGACCGGTGGTCATCTTCTCAGCCGAAGATGATATTGACGAGATCCACCGTCGGGCAGCGAACCTGTGCGGCAAGTTCCCTGAGGGTCTGTACGTGCTTTGTCTGCCGGATATGGACGGCCTCAAAGCCATGGCCATCGAGACACGCGGTGGCTGCGAAGCCACGCCATGGTGGCAAGAAATGGTAGAGCAGATCGTCCAGATTCAGCCGCGCCTGGTCATCATAGACCCGTTGGCTTGTTTCGTCTGGGCGGACCTCAACGACCGCAAAGTCGGCGCCGCCGTCATGGGCATGCTCACTCACCTGGCTAAAAAAGCACACGCCGCTGTCATCGCTGTACACCACCTGAACAAGCTCCCGGACGGAATCAAGGATCTGGAAGCCGCCAAGACCAAGATAAGCGGTTCTGCCGGCTTCGTGGATCACGGACGAGGTGCTTACGTTCTGTGGCCGGAAGAAGAGACCAAAGCCAAGAAGCTCTGCAAGGATCTGGATATCGAATACAAGCGCGGAAGCGTCGTGTGCGGTGGACTCGCCAAGTGCAACTTCCCTGGCGACAACGAACTCAAGACCTTCATCCGTGACGAACGCGGCTTGCTGGTCGTCTCCACCGAGCGCGTGAAGCAGATCGAAGCACAGGTCATGCCCAAGCTGCTCAAGCTCCTGGTGCAGGTTGTGGAGCATGCAGCTGCAGCTGGTCATCCGTTCCAGCATACCGGCAAGCCAGGCCTGTACGAACGCCGCGAGATGCTGCCAGAAGCTCTGCGCTCTATTGGCAAGCACCGTCTTGAGTGGCTGGGTCGCGTGCTGCTCGATGAGAAGAAGATCGCCAAGTATCGCGCTGTCGGAAGCAAGTCCGAAGTCTGGCTCGACGTGCCGACTGGCAACTTCGCCCAGGGAATCGGAACGCTCGAGCATGGCGACTACGAACCGTTCAGAGAGGATGGCAACTCGTAATGATAACGATTGATAAAAGCGTTCCCAGCGGGCTTGTGGGAACGACCGGGAACGCCGGGAACGGAATAATAAATCCAGCATTCATGCGGGTTCCCTGTTCCCGGTCGGAATGCGCCTACAAGCGTTTAGAGCGAAGCTCTAAACGCGTAGGGGCGCATGCGCGAGGGCGCACAGGCGCACGCGAAGAGCAAAAAAGAGGCCAAAAAAGATGATCCAGCTCAGACTGCCCTGGCCGGTGTCGACCAACAAGGCCTGGACGCCTACCGGTCGCAAAGGACTCAGGCTCAATACCAAGGCCAAGATCTACCGCCTGGCGGTCAAGAGCTACGTCCTGGCGGCCAAGCTGCAGGGACTGCCGATGTCCGGACCGCTGGAGGTCAAGATCACGCTCTTGCCGCCAGATCGGCGCAACCGCGATCAGGACAACTTCGCCGGCAAGTCGCTGCTCGATGCGCTGACCAAGGCTGGCGTGTGGAACGATGACTCCCAGCTCAAGCGCACCGTCATCGAGTGGGGCAATGTCATGCGTGGCGGCCAAGTGCTCCTGGAGATCAAGTCGTTCACAGGCCAGCTCGGGGCCGTGGCCTGAGGCCCCCGAGGGGGTAGGGGGGTCTGGAATCTGCGCGGAAGTGCCTTCTAGACCGAACATGAACATTTACGCAGAGTTTTGGACAAAAAAACGGAAAAAGTGGGCTGAACATGGACGACCCCCGATACAAAACTGCACGCTGGCGCAAAATTCGAGCCCTAAAGCTCAGACGCGAACCGTTGTGCCACTACTGCCACCAGGTGGGAAGGCTGACGCCGGCGAACACGGTTGACCACGCCACGCCTCCGGACCGGGGTGGCGACTTCTGGGCATGGGGAAACCTTCGCTCGGCATGTGAGACCTGCAACTTCTCGAAGCAGGACAAGACGGAAGATGAGTTCCTGGCAAAGGGCTGCGGAGCGGACGGCATCCCCCTGGCGCCAGGACATCCGTGGAATCAGGAGGAACAACGTGGGTAAACGTGGACCAGCCCCGGGCGGCAAGATGTCCGTGATCGAGCCGAAGACGGTCAAACGGCCCGGCCCTCCGGCGGGCATGACCAAGCGGGCGCGCGGCAGGTGGATCCAGACCGTCAAGGATTACGCCGTGGACCACTTCAAGGCTGGGGACTTGCCGCTGCTTCGCGCCTACTGCGAGGCCGAGGCCCTGCACTTTCTGGCGTGTGAGAAATGCGACGGGGAGGCGGCCGTGATTGTGATCGAGACTCAAAATGGACCGGTTCCGCGCGAGAATCCCTGGTTCAAGATCATGGAGAAGACGGCGGCTACTCTGGCCAGCCTCGGCTGCAAGCTCCGGATCGTGGCAAACTCGCGAATCACGGCGAAGGCGGCGGCGAAAGAAAGGCCTGAAGAAAAACAATCCAGCTGGAAAATGTTCGGAGTTTAGCCTGTGCTTTCTGACGACGTCATTGACTGGATTCAGCATCTCCGCTGCCCAGACGGGGCACATGCGGGGGAACTCATCCGCCTGCGTGACTGGCAGAAGGCCTTCATCCGCTCGGTCTACGACCCTAAGGCACCTGACGGCCTCCGACGCATCCGGGAAGCCCTGCTGTCCATTCCCAGGAAGAACGGCAAGACAGCCCTGGTGGCCGGGCTCTGCCTCGCGCACATGCTTTGTCCCGGCTTGGCCATCCGTAACGGCCAACTCTACAGCCTCTCCATCGACCTGGAACAGGCCGCGATCCTGTTCAACTACGCCGCCAAGATGGTGGAGATGGACGATTACCTGTCTCAGCGGCTCGTGATCCGCTCGCATAAGAAGGAGATCGTGGACCCGATTGGAGGCTCTATCTACCGGGTCCTATCCGGCGAGAAGAAGGGAAAGATGGGCAAGAGCTCGTCTGTGATCTTCTTCGACGAGCTGGCCGAGTTCGGCCGGGACCGGACGCTGTACGATGCCCTCATGACCTCGCGCGGCGCGCATGCGGAACCCCTGGTGTTTGTGTTCTCCACCCAAGCCCCGGATGACAAGGCTCTGCTCTCGGAGCTGATCGACTACGGCGAAGCCGTGAAGCGTGGTGACATCGAGGACCCTACGGTGGTCTGCTGCGTCTACTCGGCACCGATGGACGCCGACCCCTGGGCCGAGCAGACATGGTTTGACTGCAACCCGGCTCTGAACGATTTCTGCTCCCTCAAGACGATGCAGGAGGCTGCATCAAAGGCCCAGCGCATGCCCAGCGCTGAGGCGGCTTTTCGCAACCTGCACCTGAACCAGCGCATCGACGCTGCGGCCCACTTCATCACGCCCACCGTGTGGAAGGCATGCGGCGGCGAGATTGACCGCGGGCTCTTTGAGTCGGTTCCCGTCACCGGCGGCCTGGATCTGTCCGGCAAAAACGACCTCACAAGCCTTACCTACGTGGCCGAGGACCTGGACGCCAATTGGCACGCGCTGCCCTACTTCTGGACCCCTGGGGACAACCTGCGCGAGCGTGGCGACCGGGACAAGGTCCCCTACCAGCTATGGGTCAAGCAGGGGCATCTGACAGCCGTCCCGGGCAAGGTCATCGACTACCGCTACATCGCCCTGGCCATCCAGGAACACATGGGCATGATGAACATCCAGGGCATCAAGTTCGACCGCTGGAGGATCGAGGATCTGCAGCGCGAGCTGGTGGAGATCGGCGTGGACGCCTGGATCGACGGCCACGACGATCCTATCCCTGGAGGCTTGCGGCTCATCCCGCACGGCCAGGGCTTCAAGGACATGAACCCTGCCGTGGAGATCCTGGAGGACGTGCTGGCCAAGGGTGCGCTGCGGCACGGCATGCATCCGGTGCTGACCATGTGCGCGTCCAACGTGCGGGTTCAGGTTGACCCGGCAGGCAACAGGAAGTTTGACAAGCTGAAGAGTACAGGCCGGATCGACGGTATTGTGTCCCTGGCCATGGCCCTGAACGGAGCAACCGGGGCGAAGCCGGAAGAAAAGATTTCAATCTACGAGTCCCGTGGAATCCTGGCCCTGTAACTATCTTGGAGGAAAAATGAAGTCCGTTGCCCTGGCCCAAGCTGTGCCCGTATCCTCCTTGGAGTCTGCCCTGGAATATGTCCGCGATCACGGGGCGCTGACATTGCCCCTCCTGCGTCGGGCTGTGCGTGACGCGGCGATTCTGTCAGATTTGTCAGTTTACCCGGGCCAGTACGTCGAGATCGGGATGCGGTGGGGCGTCTCGGATGACACCGTGCGGGTCATTGAGGAGACGGCGAAAAAATATAGCCGCACCATGTAGATTTCCGAGGAATTTGCCAGATTTCTCGGAAGAGCGTGCCGTACATGGTGAGCCATCATGCTCACAGACGATACACGCGCTCGCACCGAAACAATGCTCAAGGCTGACGAGGGGCTGGCAAAGCTGCTCCCGGACGGCATGATCGGAGCCTACCTCGACTCGCGCGGCATCTGGTCCATCGGCTACGGATGCAATCTCATCGCTCGGGGGCTGACCCCGGCCCTGGCAGCGGTAACCAAATGGACCCAACAGCAGGCCGAGGAACAGTTCAAAGCCTCGCTGAACAAGGTCATCTCCGAGCTGAACGCCGACTTCCCCGACTGGATCGACCTTTGCCCCGCACGCCAGGCCGTGGCCGTTTCGGCCTGCTACCAACTCGGCGTCGCCGGAGTTGAGGAATTTAAACCCACCATCGCCCTGATCAAGGCTGGCCAGTACGCCAAGGCCGCCCAACACATGCTTGCGTCCGAGTGGGGCAAGCAGACGCCTGAGCGCGTCCAGAAGTTGGCCACCATGATGCAAACTGGGGAGTGGCCGGCATGACTACCCGAGAGGCCGAGAAACGCAGGCTTTGCGATAACTGCCAGCATCGTCGCCGTGGGGCTAAGCCGATCCTGTGTCTCCATCCTGGCCGCGACGGAACAGATCAATGTCCCGGTTGTGTCCTGCCGGGAGAGGAGAAAGAAGAATGAACGGTATTAACAGTCAGACCATGGCGGGGGCTGTTTCCCTCTTCTCTCTGGCTTCCACCCATCTCCTTCGGGCTTTGGGATTGAACATCCCGGAATCCGTAGACCCGGCTCTTGCCCAGTGGATCCTGGCCGGCATGGGGATTTATATGGTCGCCCGGGGCCAGAAAGAGGCGTTGTACACCCCGGTTCCGACTCCCCCTGCCGTGGGCACGCTTCCAGACGTACTGGCTCCCGAACCATCCCCTGCCCCTGTGGTTTCTCAGACCCCCGAATCCATCACCGCCCCTGAGGAGGCTCCCCATGCGTAAGTTCATGCTTTTGCCGGCCCTGGCCATCGTCCTTGGCGTCTGCCTCCAGATCGGAGCGTGCGCCGGCGTGGGCGGATCGAGTGATCCCGCCTCCATCGCCCAGCAACAGGCAGCCCTGACCTATCTCCAGTCCACGCTGACCGCGTTGCAGACCGCCGAGGCCCAGGCGGAAGCCCAGAACCCGGCGAGCGCCGCGCAGATCAAGGCCCAGGTCGCCCCCGTGCTGACGCAGCTCCAGACTTCCATCTCCGACTATCAGGCGGCCATCACGGCCAACAGTTCCACGGGCGTAAGCACCACGTGGGCGACTGCCGAATCGATCATCAGCACGGCCGTCGAGGTCCTTGGACCAGCGGCCATCGAAGCGTTGGTGAAATAGCCATGAACCTCTCGCGTATCTCCCTGTTCGACTACGCCGCCTTTCGGCCCTGGCTCGCAACCGGGACCGTCATCCTGTGGCGTGGGGAAGACCTTCTTGGCAGGGCGATCCGTTGTTTTACCGAGTTCTCTCACGCCAGCCTGGTGGTGCGAAGCCTTGACCCGGATCACGCTGAACTCGTCTTCCTCGTGGAGGCTTTGGCCACCGGGCTGGAATTGCGTCTGCTCTCCGAACGGATTCAGGGCTACGACGGTCGGGTGTTCGCCTTCCAGCCCGAAGGGCTGACCGACGATGTGCAGGGCAGGATCAAGTCCTACGCCCTGGATGAGTGCGGGCGTGGCGTCCGCTACAATTATGCCGGTCTCTTCGCCAATATCCTTGGCCGGGTGAGCGAAACGGCCCACCGGTTCTTCTGCTCTCAGTTTGCGTCCATGGCCTTGGAGAACGCGGGAATCAACCGCTTCGTCTCCTATCGGAACGGATTGGCCGCCAGGCCCGGCGACATCCCCGTTTGGTTTAGCGGAACCATGAAGGAAATAAAGGTGCCGGAATGAGTCCCTCCGAGGCGGATGATATTTGGGATGCCGTGAACAAGCTGCGGGATTCAGTCTCAGACCTTGGGGCCATTATCCGCGAGGTCAAGGCCATGCTTGCCGAGCGTTGCGACGCCAGGTCTGCACGTATCGAGGTCGTGGAGAAGAAGCAGGAACGCCAGGAGGCGCGGCTGGAGGCCCTGGAGAAGAAGGGGGCATACCAAGCGGGCCGAGCGGCCGTGATCGGCGCCATTGTCTCCGGGTCTTTGACTTTATGCGCCGGCCTGGTCCTCCACTGGATGAAATGATGAGGCACGCCCCTGACATCCTCGCACTGACCGGCTTCGCCCTTCTCGGATATGGGCTTTGGCTGGTCTACGAACCCGCTGCATTCATCACGTGCGGGTCGATTCTGCTTGGTGTCGCGGGTGTAGCAGCCTGGAGGAAAGCCTGATGGGCTTCCTTTCCAGCCTCTTTGAGACCAGGGGGCAGGTTTACAACCCGCTCAACCCCGGAGATCCCGCCCTCACCCAGCTTTTCGGCTGGAGTCAGGGCACCGCCTCCGGGACCATGGTTTCATCTGTCCGGGCCATGCAGCACTCCACGGTCATGGCCTGCATCCGGGTTCTGTCCGAGTCCGTGGCCCAGCTGCCGCTCAACCTGCACCGCATCCAGCCCGGGAAGGGCAAGCAGGTCGCCAGCAACCACCCGCTCCAGACCATTTTGAACGTGTGCCCCAACGGCATTCAGACGCCCTTTGGCTGGAAAGAAATGGGCATGCAGCACCTTCTTTTGAAGGGCAACTTTTTCAACCGGATCATCACGGACAACGCCGGGAACATCCTGGCCCTGATGCCCATGCACCCGGACCGGGTATTCGTCTACCGCGGACCGACCGGCGAGCGCGTTTACCGCTACATCGATCCGACTAAGCAGACGTTGACCTTGCTCCAGTCCGAGGTCCTGCACATCATGGGCATGCCTTCGCCCATCCTCGGTCCGGACGATCCCTTTTACGGCCTCGTGGGCCTCAACCCCATCGAGTACGCCCGGGAGGAAATCGGCCTGGCCATGGGCATGCAGGAGTTCAACTCGCGTTTCTACAAGAATCAGAGCGCCCCGCGCGGCGTCCTTGAGACAGAGGGTGTCCTCTCCGATGAGGGAGCCAAGAGACTCAAGACGAGCTGGGAAGAGATCCATGGCGGCCCGCACAACGCACACCGCGTGGCCGTCCTCGAGCAAGGCCTCAAGTTCAACCCGATCCAGATGAACAACGTGGACTCCCAGTTTTTGGAGTCCCGGAAATTTCAGAAACAGGAAATCTGCTCCATCTTTCGGGTCCCGCCCCACAAAGCCGCCGACCTGGAGCGCTCCACCCATTCGAATATCGAGCAGCAGAACATGGAGTTCGCCACGGACGCCTTGATGCCCTGGATCAAGCGGTTCGAGGAGCAGATTCTGATCGGCTGTTTGTCCAACCGGGACCGACTGCTTGGCTACGCCCCGGAGTTCGACCTGAAGGCCATGATGCGGGCAGACTCGGCGGCCAGGTCCACCTATTATCGTCAGATGTTCGCCATCGGCTGCATCAGCCAGAATGAGGTCCGCGAGGACGAGAACATGAACCCCATCGACCTCGGGGACCGCTACTTCGTGCCCCTGAACATGGTCCCTACGGACAAGCTGGACGAATTTTTAGCGCAGGACGCCCCGAAAGTGGGCGGCACACCTTCGGAACTCGGGGAACAAGGCACGCCGGACGGTTCGGCAGGAGGACAAGATGGCAGCAAATGAAATCGAGCGCCGGTTCATCGAGACCAAGGACCTCAGCGTGGTCGCTGAGGGTGAGAAGCCGTGCATCCGCGGCTACGCGTCCGTCTTCAACAGCCCCTCCGAGCGCATGATGTCCCCGACAGCCGGGGAGTTCGTGGAGCAGGTGGCTCCGGGCGCTTTCCGCCAAGCAGTGAAAGAGGACGACGTCCGCGCTCTGTTCAACCATAACCCGAATTACGTCTTGGGGCGCAACAAGTCAGGAACTTTGGCCCTGTCCGAGGATGAGAAGGGTTTGCGCTGCGACATCACGCCGCCCGATACGCAGTGGGCCCGGGACCTCATGGAGTCCATCCGGCGCGGCGACATCGAGCACATGTCTTTCGGGTTCGGAGTGCGGGGAAAGGATGGCCAGAGTTGGGAACGACGCTCGGACGGTACGGTCTTGCGCACCCTGAAGAGCTTACGGCTCTCAGACGTGTCCGTGGTCACTCGTCCCGCCTACACCGACACCAGCGTGGCCGTGCGGTCTCTGGAAGAGTGGCAGGAGGAGATCCGAGAGGTCAAGGTCGAAACCGAGGGTTACCTGACGGAAATTCTCCGGATGCGCCTGGATCTGGAAGAGGGTGTTCGCGCGAATCCGAACCACGATGAAAAGGGCCGCTTCTCTTCGGGTGATTCTTCCGGAGGGGGCAAGTCCGTCGCGGATCACATCAACGACCTGAAGGGGCACGTTGAGGCGGGGGCCAAGCACGTCATGAACGTGTCCGCGAGTGCCGTACACACTCTGGAGAAGGCCCACGAACTCCACGCGGCTTTGAAGGGTCTCCATGATGCCATCAAGCCCGTATACGACCATATCAAGTCGCTGGTGAAGGGATAGCCATGCAAGAACACCGCTGCCCGGAATGCAAAAAGCTTCTTTTCAAGGGAGAAGTCATCAAGGTTGAGGCAGTTTGCCCGCGCTGTAACAAGCGCATCACGATAGAACGGCCGGGGAAGCACTAGAAGCGACCCCCCAAGAAAGCCGGAGCCTCCAGAAGGCCAGAGCTTCAGGAACCACCTGGAATCACTCTGGAGGCGATATGTCGAAACTGAAAGACCTCCAGGAAGAGCGCGGGCAAATCATCCACGAAAGCCGCGCCATCCTGGACAAGGCGGACGCTGAGAAGCGTGCCCTGACCACCGAGGAAAAGGCGAAATACGACGAGTTGTTCGTCAAGCAGGACGACATCAAGTCCGCCATCGAGCGCGAAATGCGCCAGCTGGAGATCGAGCGCGAGGCAGCCGCCCAGCATGTTGCCGGCGCGGAGAAGCGGACCGGATCACGCGGCGAGACTACTGCCGCGAACCCCGGGACCGGTCGCGCCTCCGACGAATACCGGGCCAGCTTCAATCGCTATCTCCTGGGCGGTCCCGGCGCGATCAGCGCCGAAGAATACCGCGACCTGTCCATGGGGGCGGACATCGCCGGCGGCTTCACCGTGGCCCCCGAGCAGTTCGTGAGCGACATCATCCGGTTCGTGGACAACATGGTCTTCATCCGTTCGGAGGCCACCAAGTTTACGCTGAACGGCGCGGGCTCGCTGGGCGTTCCCTCCCTGGACGCTGACCCGAACGACTGCGACTGGACGAGCGAACTTCAGATGGGTCAGGAAGACACGGGGATGGCCTTCGGCAAGCGGAGCTTTACCCCGCATCCCCTGGCCAAGCAGGTCAAGATTTCGAATAAGCTGCTCCAGCAATCGGCCGTCCCGGTCGAATCCCTGGTCATGGAGCGCCTGGGCTACAAGTTCGGGATCACCGAGGAAAAGGCCTTCCAGCTGGGCAACGGAGTCAACCAGCCCCTGGGCGTATTCGTGGCCACCCCGGACGGCATCGACACCACCCGGGACATCAACTCCGGCAACACCACCACCAGCATCACCTTCGATGGTCTGATCGCAGCCAAGTACGCCCTGAAGGTGCAGTATTGGGCCAAGGCCAAGTGGCTGTTCAACCGCACCACCATGCAGCAGATCAGTCAGCTGAAGGACGGCGAAGGCCAGTACATCTGGCGAGCGGCCGTGGTCCAGGGTGAGCCCGACAAGCTCCTGAACCTGCCCTACATGATGTCGGAATACACCCCGAACACCATGACCACCGGAGCATATGTGGGCATCATCGGCGACTTTTCCAAATACTGGATCGTGGACAGCCTGGTGTTGCAGATGCAGCGCCTGATCGAGTTGTACGCGGCCACCAACCAGATCGGATTCATCGGGCGCAAGGAAACGGACGGCATGCCTGTCCTGGCCGAAGCCTTCGCCCGCGTGAAGCTGTCCTAAAGGAGGGATGAAAATGGGTCCCCAACAGCTCCTCACCAACGTCAAGATCACCAAGGTCCTGGCCGCTGCCACCAGCGCGGCCACGCCGGTCACCTCCGCCATCGTGGACATGCAGGATTACGAGGGCCTCGTCTTCGTCTGCGCCATGGTGAGCGGCAACGTGTCCAACTACCTGTCCGTCATCGACGGCAACCAGTCCAACCTGAGCGACGCGCTGCCCGTTTCGGGGCTCCAGGCAGCTGCTGTCTCCGACGGCTGCACCGTGGCCGTGGAGATCGACAACCCCCAGAAGCGCTACCACGCGGCGGTGGTCAACCGGGCCGTGGGCACCGTGGTTGGCGATATGTACGCCATCCAATTCAGCGGCAAGCGCCGCCCCACGAACAACAACATCCTGGGTGTCATCACGGCCGCCATGGCCGTGGCGCCCGCCGACTAAGCACACCTGACCGGGGGGCGGCTTCGGCCGCCTCCCTGGAGGCCCTATGCCTGACGGTACTTTCAATACCAACGTCCACTTTGAGGAAGGCGGCAACACGCTGACCGTGGCCAGCGGCGGCAATATCAACATCAAGACCGGCGGCCAGATCACGGTAAACGGTCTCCAGGCCGCTCTCGGCGCGCTCATCCCCACGGGTGGGACCACCGTGGACACCCAGGCCCGGGCGGCCATCGACGCCATCATTACCCTGCTCCAGGCTCTGGGCGCGAGCACCTAAAGGACGCCCCATGAAGATCAAGATGCGCACCACTGCCGCCAGCCCTTCGGGCGTCCTGCATGCCGGGCACGCCTACGACCTCCCGCGCGCCGAGGCACGGGTGTTCCTTGAGCACGGATGCGCCGCATTGTTGGAGCCCGAGGAAAAAGCGGAACTGAAGATCGAAGAGAAGGCCGTCGTGAAGGCGAAGGAGACCCGGTAGGCCATGCCGTCCTACTCGATCAAGACGCTGACCGCTCCGGGCATGGAGCCCGTAACCGTCTCCAATGCCAAGGCGCAGATGCGTCTGACCATCCCGGCAGACGACTCCTTGGTGGCGCTCTTGATCACGGCCTGTCGCGAGCATGCGGAGAACCTTACGCGCCGGGCCTTCGTGGACCAGGTCATCCAGGTGACCTACGACGGCTTCCCGAAGCTGGGGAAGCGGATCGAATTGCCCAGGCCTCCGCTGACCGCCGTCAACTCCATCACCTATCTGGATCTGAACGGCGTGCAGCAGACCTTGGACCCGAGCCAGTACATCGTCCACAACGACTCGGATCTGATGCCGGCCTACATCACGCCTCCGGCCAACACGTCCACCTGGCCCGACACCTTGAACGAGGTGGGCGGCTTCGGCTGTGTGCAGATCAACTGCGAGGTGGGCTGGCCGATTGTGAACGGCGCGCCCTCCACGCCGTTGCCGATCCAGCAGTGGATCATGGTGCGCGTGGCCACGCTCTACGAGCAGCGCGAGGGGCTGTACTTCGCGCCCGGCGTGGCCCCGGCCATCCCATATGCCTTCATTGACGGTCTGCTCGACAAGTACCGCGTCCCGGAGGTGGCATAAACCATGTTCGCGGGACCGATGCGCAACCAGATCCAGCTCCAGGTCAACACGCCTGGCCAGGATTCCAGCGGATCTCAGGTCATGACCTGGACCACCGTGGCCACCGTGTGGGCGCAGGTCTGGGCCGTGTCCGGTCAGGAACGCATGATTGCCGCCCAGGTCCAGGCGTCGCTCACGCACCGCGTTCGCATCAGATACTACGCGGGCCTTACTACCGCCTACCGGGTGGTCATGAGCGACGGCCGGACCTTCAACATCCTGTTCATTAACAACACCATGGAGCGCAACCGGGAGATGATCCTGGATTGCCTGGAGCTCCCCGGGCAGGCGGCAGAATGAGCGCGGTACTGGACTGGATCGCGTCCGAGCTGGACATCCGCAATGCCGTCTCCAGCGACCTGGACGCGACGCTCTCTGCCTATGCCTCCAAGATCGCAGAGGAGGCCCGGAGCCGGTGTCCGGTGAGGACCGGTGAGCTCAAGGCCTCCATCGGGGTCGTGAAGCGCGACGGCGGTTACGACGTGGTGGCCACCTCCCCGCATGCGCACCTGGTGGAGTTCGGCCACGACGAGGTGAAGGGTGGCCGCAAGGTGGCCTCCAAGAGCGACCAGGCCAAGGGTGTGAAGCCTGGGACGGTCATTGGCCACGTGCCGCCGCACCCCTTCATGCGCCCGGCGGTCAACGCCGTCGTAGCCGGTGGACCGCTCGGAGACGCTACCACGTCCATCATCGGGGAGATCGGCGGGGCTGCGGCTGGAGCCGTGGCCGCTGCCCTGGGTTTCCCGGAGGCCGCAGTCACTGTTCGCCATCTGACCAAGCTCGTGGCCCGCAAGTACGGCAAGAAGTTCGGCTTGGCGGCCGGACGCTACCTGGGCTCCTACGCAGGCAGCTACGTGCCGCCTTACCTTCTGGCTCGGGGCATCGGCATGGATCAGGGCGATAGCGCTGCGGTCCGGCTCCGGAAGGCGGGAGTATGAAGCCGCTCTTCGACGCCATCATGGCCCGGTTCAACAGCCCGGCCGGAGCCGCGTTCAAGGCGTCCGTGAGCGGCTTGTGGCTCTACGAGGCTCCGGATGGGGCGATCGATCCCTATGCGGTGTTCATGCTGGTGGACGGCCAGACGGACCACACGTTCACCGAGACCATGGAAAACCCGACCTTACAATTTTCGATATTCGGAAACGTCTATCAACCTGTCGGGCAAGCCGGGCTGCTCCTGAGGAGCTGCTTCGATTGGTGCACGTTGTCCATCACCGGATACACGCCGCTTTACATGCAGCGGACCATGTATCGTACAGTGCGGACGCCTTTGACGCCCAACGTGGATGTTTTCCATGAAATCATCGAATACGAAGTCCTTTTTCAGTCAACACCGTAACCTTTTCGGGGGAAAAGTATGCTGAAAGTGTCCATCATCCTGCCTTACGTGAGGCCCAAGGGAATGCTCCGCTGCCTCGAAGCCATCAAGGCGCACGCGGGCATCCCGGAAGATGGATATGAGGTCCTCGCCGATATGGACGCGGACCATATCGGCTGCCCGGCCATGGTCGCCAAGCTCGTGGACCGAACCAAGGCCGACCTGGTCATGTTTCTGGCCGATGACACCATTCCTCAGCCAGGGTTCCTGGCCGTGGCCCTCCAGGCCATGAAAGCCCTCCCGGACGGTTGGGGCGTCGTCTGCCTGAACGACGGCGTGCATCACGGGAATTTCGCCACCCACTGGCTGGCTCACAAGCGCATGCTCGATCACACCGGCGGCGAGTTTTTCCACACCGGGTACCGGCATTGCTTCTGCGATAAGGAGTTGACCGACATCGCCCGGGAACTCGGCCGCTACGTCTACGCGCCCGAGGCCAAGATCACGCACGATCATCCCCAGGTGACCGGGGCGGCCATGGATGACGACTACGCCCGGGTCTACAAGACCGAAAATTTCGAGCATGATCAGAATCTGTACTGGCTGCGCAAGCAACAGCGCGGCGGTTTCAAGCTCGGCGTGGCCTTCCCCCTGGTGGACAACGACGTTCCGGCCAGCTTCGCCATCAGCGCGTTGCAGATGCTGGCCATGCGCGAATATTCTCTCTTCCTGCCGAAGTTCCACGGCGGCCGGTTCGCGGATAACCTGGCCACCTGCCGTAACGCTCTGGTCCGGGACGCCCTGGAAGACGGCTGCACGCACCTGCTCATGTGCGACACCGACCAAGTCTACCAGCCTGACACCCTGATCAGGCTCCTTGCCCATGACGTGGACGTGGTGGGCGCGGCCGTGCATCGCCGCTGGCCGCCTTTCGACCTGATTATGTACCGGGGGGAGCTTGGGGCCTACTACCATGTTCCCGAAGAGGAGCGGTACACCGGCAAGCTCATTGAGGTCGACGGCACCGGGACCGGCTGCATCCTCTACAAGACTGAGGTCTTTACCAAGATCAAGCAGCCCTGGTTCAAGTGCACCAAGCACGAGGGTAAGCCCGTGGGCGAGGACATCTGGTGCTGCCACCAGCTGCGCACGGCTGGGGTGAAGATCCACGTGGACACCGGGGCCGAGGTGGCCCACCTGACCACCCTTCAGGTCAACCGGGCCGTCCGGGAGATCGTGCAGAAAATCCAATCCGCTCATGCGGGAGGGGCGTCTTAGGCCGGGGCCTACGCCCCCGCAGCGGTCCGGAGCCTCCAGCAGGCCGGAGACCCAGGCAAACAACCTGAGTTTCAACCTGTTGGAGGCTTCCAATGAAACGCATAGGCAAAAACTTTCGAATCGGCTTCGTCGGGGCCAACAAGGTGGTGGCCATCGGCACCGTCACCGTGCCGGGAGTGACCACTGACCAGATCGACGTATCAGCCATGGGCGATTCGTTCAAATCGTTCATGTTCGGGCTGAAGGACGGTGGCGAGCTCGTCTTCTCCGGTTCCTGGGATCCGGACGACACCGCCGGGCAGGAGTTCCTCCGCGCCTCGAACCTGGCGGCCTCTCCGCTCACCAACCTGGCCATCTACATCGACAACACCAGCTACCTGGTTGCTTGTCAGACCACCGGCTATTTTAACGAGAACCTGAGCAGCGGCCAGCTGACCCAGGCCAGCTACTTCACGGTCACCAAGATCAACATCAAGGCCGACGTCAAAGGCATCGCTCAGGTGGACTTCACCGCGAAGCTCTCGGGCTGCTTGGCCCTGGTGTAAGCCACGAACTTTTCCTGGGCGGGGCGTCCATGGCGCAGACAGGGTTTCCCCCGGCCCTTCCCGCCCAGGAATCACCACGGGGAATCGAAGGGGTTCATTATGAAGATCGGCAAAGAGATCACCGGCATTTTCCCCGTGGAGGGCGACGAGGACGGCGCCACCGTCGAGGTCAAGCTGCTCACCCCCGGTGAGGAAGAGGACATCCAGGAGAAGATGAAGCTCGTGAAAACCATCTACCGCCGCAACGAGGCCGGCGAGATGGTCCCCGAGATGGAGGGGTCCTCCGAGGTCGGCGACAAGCGCTACCTGCGCATCATCCGGGCCGTGAAGGGCTGGACCGGCTTCGAGGACGCCAAGGGCGATCCCCTCCCCTGCACCTACGAGAACAAGCTGGCCGCTGCCCGCGAGTCCATCCCGTTCCGGACCACGGTCATCAACGCTCTCAAGACCCTGGCCGACGCCAATACGGCCCAGAAGACCGAAGAAGTAAAAAACTCCTAGAGCACGCAGCCGGGATGACCTCCCGGCAGGCGTGCGAGGATGCGGTGATTCTGAAGGGGGAGAAGTGGGCCAGGGAGCATTACCCGGAATGCTTCTGCGCCCCTCTCATGAAGGAAAATGCGGAGGCCCTGCGCATCTACCTCATCTGTCAGGGCCAGATGATCCGGGCCGGAATGGAAGGCGTGGCCGTGGACATCAACCATGTGGCCGTCTGGGAAGCTATCGATCGCTACCAGGTGCGTGATGGCGTGGACTGCTTCGAGAAGGTGCTGGTCCTGAACCGGCACTTCATGGAGCACAACCGGGAACAGGCGGCGGAAATGAAGCCGGAAGACCTGCAAACGCTGCTGAGGCCAACTGAATGAAGATTGCCGGACTCACCGTCTCCGTTGATGGCGACACCAAGCCCCTGGAGGATTCCCTCAGCCGGGCCAAGGATCGCGCGCGCCAGGGAGGGCAGGACATATCCGACGCCCTCGGACAGGGGATGGCCGGGGCCGGCGACCATTACAAGGAACTCGATGACGCGGGCCAGGGCTGGCTGGAGCGTCATAAAAAGCTGATCGCCGAAGCAGCGGCCGTCACCGCTGGGATTTGGGCATACACGCATCAGGATCAGGCCAAGGCGTACTGGGATCAGGCGACCCAGTACGCCTCTGATGCGCTTGATTCCATGAAGTCGGGGCTGAGTGACTTCGCTGACCATGCTCAGAAGTCCTTTGGCACGGTCGAGGACGCCGTGAACACCCTGGGCGAGGCCATTGGGCGCGGAACGCTCTACAGCGTCTTCGACGGCTTGGGGGACAGGCTGGAGCGCATGGGCAAGCAGGCCTCCGACCTGGGCGCGGAAATCCAGAAGACGGCCGAGCTGAAAAACCTCCCCGTGCATGATTTGTCGGTCGCCCAGAGCGTCGGCCCCATGACCAACGGCACATCTCCGGCCGAGATGACGGCCATGCTGGAGAAGGTCAAGGATGCCCAGGACGGCGCCAGCGACAGCGCCAAGCAGATGCAGCAGCAGTACGCTCTTCTGGGCGTTTCGCTCAAGAATGCTGACGGATCGGCTAGAGACCAGATGGCCGTGATTACGGACGTTTCCAATACCGAGCAGAAATGGGGAGACCAGACCAAGGTTCTGACGGCCAACCAAATCCTTTTCGGCTCGGCGCTTACCGCCAACACCAACGACCTGCTCAAATATCCCGCGACCATGCAGGCCGCCATGGACGCTGCGTCCAAGGGCGGCCTGACGCTCTCGGACTCGGAGATCGCCACGCTCAAGCGCGTGCATGACGAGCAGGAAACGCAGGCGGCATTCGAGCAGGCTTGGGCTCTCAAGCGCTCAGCCATCTACGCCGAGACCGGAGATGCCATCCGGACGGATGCCCTCCAATTTTTGGACAGCCAGAAGACAGTCTACGACACGCTTGGCTCTATCTGGGGCGACGCCGAAACGGGCTTAAAAGCCCTGACGCAAAATTTCCTCGATTCTCACGAGCTGATGGCCCACGCCATGACCTTGGTCATGGACCACGGCGGGAACGACTTCGCGAACTGGCTCCAGAACGATCTCCCGCAGAAGATCGTGTCCGGATGGCAGACCATCGTCAACGCCTTGGGCGACATGATGGCCCAGGCTGTCCAGTATGCTGCCAACCTGATGATAGGCATCCTGAACACCATCACCAGCAGCATGGAGAAGATTCCTTCCTTCATGCGCGGAAAGATGGGTCTGCCAGATGATGCCCAGATCGCGGACCAGAAGCAGGCCGCGAAGGAGATCGCGGACACCTTCGAGAATCTGGCTATCAATATCCAGTCCTTCACCGCCCAGGCCGCAAACGCTGTCAACGGGAACCTGGTCAAGAGCATCGGAGCATCTCTCCAGACGCTTGGGCAGATGGCCAAGGACGCCGTCGCTCACCAAAGTGACCAGCAAGCAGCGCAGGTGGCCATCGCGCAGGCTCGGCGTCACGACGAGGCCATGAAGGCCCTTGCCGACCCCCATACCGGCCCTGAACGCGCCCCTGATCCGTCCAAAGGTTCCGGCTCCGACAACGACGAATTGGAAGAATATGTCAAGAGTCTGAACGCCAAGGCCATGGAGAGCCAGTCCAACCTCCTTGGCGACAAGTACGGAGCCAAGGACCAAAAGAACCTGGAGGACTACCACAAGGCCCTTGTGGACCTTTCCAAGGACGCCGAGAAGTACTCCGGAACCGAAAAGGACAACCTGCTGGCGGCCGGGAAATACTGGGCCGAATACAGACTCGGCATCGAGAAAGCGGCCAACGCCCTGGACCACGCCCGGCACGTCCTCGGTGAGTGGGCCGACAACGAGGTGAAGATCGGGCAGGCCACGGGCGATCCCTCGCGCACCGTGTCCGGACAGATGACAAAACTGGGCGTGGACCTCGGCAAGCAGTTCCAGGACATAGACGGCGACTCCATGCGCACCGATGCCCAGAAGGCCGCCGCCAAGGCCCAGGCGCAGGAGGCGGCCGACCAGTCCGCGATCAAGATCCACCAGGACGCCCTGGGAGATTTCGCCAAGCTGGACGACGGCTACTGGGCGCGCAAGCAAGAGGCCCTGGACAAGGATCTGGCCTATGTGAAGGCTAACTCCGAGAGCGAATACGCCTACCGGGTCTACGCCTCCCAGCAGCAGGACAAGCTGAATCAGCAGTACCTGCAAAGCCGCATCGGAACCGAAGAAAGCTTTTCCACATACCTTCAGGACCGTCTTTCCCTGGATGAGGGCCTCTACAAATCCGCCATAGGCCAGCAACTCGACGCCTGGAACGACTACTATTCCCAGCTGAAGCAGACGGCCGAGTCCTGGGGGAATGACTTCAAGTCCGGCATGACCGACCTGCTCGGGGACCTGTTCAGCGGCGGCACCAAGAAGGCTGCAGCCGACTGGAAGGCCATGCTGGACAAGATGCGCAAGGATCTCTTGAACTTCGTCTCCGGCGAGGGGACGGACTGGCTCAAGAATCTTTTCAAGTCGGCCATGGGGAGCGGTGGAGGATCATCGCCTGGCGGCGCGGGCGGATCTTCGGGCTCTGACTCCTCCTATGGCATGGCCGGCCGCGACGGCGTCCAGGCCCTGCTGCCCGGCGTGCAGAGTTACGGCCTGTCCGGACTCATCGCGGGCACCAGCGGCGCGCCCAGCATCATAAACGCCTTGACGTCTGGCTCCAGCTCCACCTCGGGCACTTCTTCGGTCTTCACGGGGGGCGACTCGGGAAACTCTGTTTCCGGGTCCACCATCTCGATCAACGGAATCGACACCTCGGGCTTGTCCTCGGGCAGCGCGTCGGACCAGGTGGCGCAGCTCATGTCCAGGGGAGTGCCCCAGTCGGACGCCCTGCAGATCGTCATGTCCGGCGCGGGCAGTTCTGGGACGCCGTTCGGGGCGTCCAGCGGCGTCAACCCGGCCACGTCGTCCTCCATGTTCTCGACGTCCAGCCTCCTGAGCGACGCCAAGGACTTGGGAAGTCTTGCTAGTCTCGCCAACAGCGGAGTCATCGGGTCCATCAACGCCTGGGGGGCGAACACCCTGGGGATTGGCTCAGAGGCCATCCCGGCCGTCGAGAGCGAGGGGAACATCATCGCCCCGGCCATTCCGGCAGGGGCCACCGGTGGCCTGGGCACCACCGGCGTATCAGCTTTGGGAGGTGCGGGCATAGGCTACCTGGCAGGCAGCCTCATGGAGCCCCAGGGCTCCGGCGCGAGCATCGCGGGTGCTGCCGGCGGCGCGATCGCGGGTGGGACAGCCGCGGCGCTTGGCGAGGGGGCCTTGGCCTCTACCGGAATCGGAGCGCTGGTTGCCATCCCGGCAGCGGCCATCACGGCGCTTTTGAGCCCGTCCACAACGACTACGAGCCCGAACGGCAACAACGGCATCACCGTGGACATGACGTCCTCGGGGATGAACGGGGCCAACCCGCTCTGGGGTTATGAGGGTTTCACTCAGACCAGCACCGGGTCATTCGGGGATTCCTCTACCTCGCATTTCACGGAGCCCACCATAGCGGATCCGGCCACGGCGCAGGCCTGGAACCAGGACATGGGCGCTCAGAACGCCAGCCTGTCCTCGTCGCTCAACACCCTGGGCGTGGGGACGGGCAGCTTAAGCGACTACTCGTTCCCCTTCCAGTTCAACGTCACCAGCCAGGACGCGTCGCAGGCCGCCATAAACGTGGCCAACGCCATGGCCACGGTGGCCACTCAGGCCAGTTCGCTTGCCACCCAGTTCAACAACGCCCTGGAGCCGGGCGAAGACTACATCGACGAGATCACCCGGATTTCGTCTGCCTACTCGGCCACCAACGTGTCCGCCCAGGTCGCGGGAACGAGCCTGGCCAACCTCTCGGGCGCGTCGGACGTGGTGAGTCAGGGCAACTGGGCGTCCGAGGTGGGGCAACTCCTGGGGGGCAACCAGAACACAACGGCGGCTTTCCAGACCTACATCAATTCCATGTCCAAGCTGACCGTGGCCGCCAACACGCTCACGGCAACGTCCAGCCAGGCGAATCAGGCCATAGGCCTGATCGGCGATGCAGGCGTCAACCAGGGGAACTTCTGGGATCAGTACGGGCAGGCCATGCAGTCGCCCATGGACCCCACGACCCTCCAGGCCTGGACCAACGCCGCCACCGCCATGGCCGCGTTCGACTCGGCCGAGCAGCAGGCCGGCCAGGCCATGCAGAGCTTCAATAACCTCCAGATCGAGGGCTTGCAGGCCCAGATCGCGGCCGCGCAGTCGCTCACCGTCATGGTCAACGGGCTGCAGGTGTCCGTCTCCAGCGCCTACTCCACGTTCAACAGCCTGAGCCAGTCGCTGACCTCGACGCTCCAGAGCATCCAGTGGAACTCCAGCCTGTCCCCCAACACTCCGGAGCAGACCTATCAGCAGCAATCGGCCTATTTCCAGCAGCTGGCGGCCCAGGTGCAGAACGAGGGGCCGAGCAGCCTCACCTACACCCAGGACATCCAGCAGTTGCAAAGCTTCGCCCAGACGTTCCTGCAGACCTCCAAGAGCGTCAACGGCATGTCTGCCGCCTACACCAACGATTACAACACCGTGCAGGGCGTGCTGCAGACCATCAAGGCCCCAATCGACCAGCAGCTCGCCACCCTGCAAAGCCAGCTCACGGCCCAGGACCAGCTGGTGAATTCCGCCCAGGCCCAGATCACCCAGTTGCAGCTCTCCAACACCAACCTGCAACTGGTGAACAACTCCATTTCGGTGCTCGGCGCGGACACGGTGAACGGCTTCAACAATATGAGCAGCGCCATGAGCCAGATCGCAGGCGTGGTGACTACCCTCCAGGCGTCCTACTCCGTGGTCGGGGCGGCCCTGGGGCTGCCGGCCTTCGCCGAGGGCGGCGACTTCGGGGGCGGCTTCCGCCTGGTTGGCGAGCGCGGCCCGGAGATCGAGCTGACCGGGCCGGCCAGGTATTTGAGCGCCGCCCAGACCCGGGACATCATGGCCGCGCGCGGATCAGGCGCCGGGTCCTTATCCGACAGCGCCGCCACGGCGGCCATCGTGCAGGGCAACGCCGCCATCACCCACGGTCTTGGCGTGGTGGCCAAGCAGCTCGGCGTCACGCACCGGGTGCACGCGGCGGTCCTGGGCTATCACCGCCTGCAGGCGGCCCAACCCTCCAGGATGCGCAGGGCCTGAGCCATGATGATCTACCTGATGGAGCTCACCTACTACGACGCCACCAGCTTCCAGCCGGTGACCCTGGGCTTTTCCTCCGGCGACATGGGCTATTGCCCGCTGCCCTCGGACAACGCCCCGGTTCCCTGGTATGAGCCGCGCCTGAAGGTTCCGGCGGATTATCAGTGCTCGATTTTCCGGGACGGCCTGATGGGAGGCTCCTCCGACGGCGGCTACGGCACGGCCCAGCTGCTCAACCATGACGGATTTTTCGATCAGTTCCTCACGCAGGCATGGGACGGGCATCAGCTGAGGCTGCTCTACGGAGACGACGGCGACGGGGGGAACACGTACGGCAGCTACGAAAATTTCAACGTGCTGCTCACCGGGACCATGTGCGAGCCGGATTTTCTGTGGAACTTCATGAATTTGAAGGTGAGGGACTACACCGAATATTTCGACCAGGCTCTCAGCCAGTTCAACTACCTGGGCAACAACGTGGGCGGCGTGGGAGTACAGGGAACGCCCAGCGACCTCATGGGCAAGTCGCTGCCCTTGTGCTTCGGCCGGTGCTACAACGTCACCCCGGAGTGGGTCAGCCAGGCCGGGCTCATCTACCAGGTGCACAACGGCCCCATCAAGGCCGTGGACATGGTGTTTTCCAACGCCGACCCCTTGCCGCTCGATTGCTCCGTGAACGGCACGGTGGAATCGGCCACCGCAAGCTACGTCTCCTCCTTGTCCTTCTCCCTGGCCGGGGTGAACAGGACTGCGGTCTACACCCCAGGGCTCCTGCTGACGATCACCCAGACGGGCGGCCTGGTGGGCAACCTGGCCGTGGTGTCCAGCAGCTACACGGGCGGCAACACGGTGGTAACTCTGGAGACGCCTCCGGGGCTGATCGACTACAATTTCGCGCTGACAAGCGGCGTCGCGGTCACCCGCGTGGCCTACGGCGGCGGCGACTGCGCCACCCTGGCCGCGCTCCAGGCTGCGGTGCCCCAGAGCGGCATGTTCTGCACCTGTCTGGCCCTGGGCCTGTTCGCCACCTCCGGCGGCGCGGCCAGTACGGCCATCACCGCCCACGTGCGCGGGGACGCCACGGGCGGCGTCTACGTCAACACCGTGGCGGACATCATCGAGCGCATCGCCACGAACTACGTGCAGCGCCCGCGCAAGAACTACCTGCCTTTCTCCGAGGCGTTCACCTCCGTGGGGTGGGCCAGCTCGGGCTTCACACTCACCCCCAACCCGGCCGGGATCACCCCTCCCGTGTCCGGGATGGGCCTGGCCCAGCTGTCTGGCGCGGCCGGGAGCTCCTTCGGGGTGACCCTGCCGCTTGGCACCGGCATGTACTGCCTGAGCTGGGCGGTGCAGGGCACGGGCTCCGTCAACCTGGAGATCAGCGACCCGAACACCACGGGCAACAACTGCCAGGCCACCTTCAACCTGGCCACCGGGGCCTATTCCAACGTGCAGGCCAACGGGCAGGCCGTGGGGCCTCAGTATCAGGCCACTGGGTTCATCACGGCCGCAGGCGTCATCCAGGAGCCGAACGGCTTCTGGCGGATCTGGCTGGCCGGGCAGCCCAACAGCACTTTCTCCAGCCTCAAGATCCAGATCACAAGCAACGACGGGTCCACCATCGTGATCGGCGGGGCGCAGGTGGAGGCCTATTCCTCCCCGGCCGCGTACACCGGGCCGACAACTGGAACGGCTGCCGGAACGGACGGCGTGGGCGCATACTACGCCATCGGCTACGATCCCTCCACCGGCCCGAGCCTCAACGCGGCCGCCTTCGCGGCGTTCAAGGCCGCAGCGCCTTACGAGGTGGGCTACGCCCAGATGGCTGGCGACGCCTCTACGGCAGCCGACGTGATGAACGCCCTGTGCGAGTCCGTGGGCGGCTGGTGGGGATTCGACAGAAGCGGAAACATGATCTGCGGGCAGTACAACAAGCCCTCCGCTGCCGCGACTCCGGTGCAGACCTTTTCGCCCTGGTACATCCTGCAGGATAGTTTCGAGCGCAGCGCCCCCAACGATTCCAAGGACGGCGCCCCGGCCTACCAGGTCGTCATGCAGTGCGTGCCCAACTGGACGCCCCAGGCCCAGTCCACCGTGGCCGAGGGGCTCTGGACCGCCAACCCCAACTGGGTGGCCTGGGTGGCGCAGCAGTGGAGGCAGGCCCAGGCCGAGAACATGAACGTGCGGTACCTGCATCCGCTGGCGTGCGTGCTTAATTTCACCGCGTACCTGGCCCAGCAGGCCGACGCCGTGACCGAATGCGCCCGGCTCCTGGCCCTCTACTCGCAGCACCTGGACCGGTTCACCTTCACCACGAAAATGGATTTCGTCGTGGGCATCGTCATCGGCTCCATCATCAACATCACGATCCCGCGCTTCCAGCTGAACAGCGGGAGGAACTTCATGGTGGTCTCCATCACCGAGAGCCACGAAACCGGGCATTGCACCCTGGGGGTCCTGGGATAATGGCAAACTGCTTCGTCGCATCACCCGACAGGTCGGACTCCGGCACCTTGAGCGGCTCGCCCATGTCCACCTCGTGGCCACTGGCCAACCTGCAGACACGGTATTTGTGTCAATATGCACGGACCACAGGGGTAGCCTTGTTCGACCAGGCCCCCCTCCCTCCGGACGGATCTCCCGCCTCGGCGGTCGTCAACGTGAATTTCGGGCAGCTCAGGTACGTGACGGCGGTCGCGCTGGTGAAGCACAACCTGAGCCTTTCGGCGCAGGCCCGGGTTGTGCTGTGGAACAGCGCGGCCATGACCAGCGCCGTCTATGACTCTGGCTGGCAGCCGGTTTGGCCCCGCTACCAGAACACCGTCTCCCTGCGCTGGGGGGATTCAAACTATTTGTTCGGGCGCATCTCCCTGGACGACTTCGGGGTCCTGCCCGCCATCTGGATCCAGGTGGTCCAACCTTCAGGAAGCCAGATCGTGAGCCCATTCGCCGCGCAATACGCCAGCATCTATCTGAGCGACCCGACCAACACTGCCGGGTATCTGCAGGTTGGAAGGCTCTACATGGCCGAGGACTGGACCCCGGTCAGAAACATGGCCTTCGGAGCATCCATTGCCTCCGTGGATCCTTCGGTGATCGATACCGCGCTGGATGGGACAGAATATTTCGAGCTGCGCAGCAAGTATCGGGAAGTCACTTTCAGCCTCAAGGCGATGAGCGTTGAGGAGGGCATCAACAAGGCTTTCCGGCTCACTCAGAACCGGGGCGTCACCGGGGACGTGCTCTTCGTCTGGGATCCTGCCTCTCCTCAGTATTCCCAGCAGCGCTCCTTCGTCGGACGCCTTGAGACCCTTAATCCCCTTGGGTTCCCATCCCCGGGGCTCACCACCATGGACTTCAAAATCAAGGAGCTCGTCTAATGGCAATACAGCTTGCACCAACGGCTTTTGAGCGCCTTCATCTTGGATATAATAATACCGGAGAAGGTTTTTGCGGATACAACAATTGCCTTTATGACGCTCAATTCAATCCCGGTGGTCTTATTGGCTGCCCGATGCCCCATTTTTACGAATACGTTCTCAAAGACATCAAAGAACTGGCTGATATAGTGAATGAACTGGCTAATATAGTGAAGGAAAAGGTGTAACATGACTGTCACCCTTGCGGCTACCGCCCCCCTCCGCTTGAGCCTGGGCTACAACGGGACAGGCTCGGGAACATGCGGATACAACAACCAGGTCTATGATCCCGTGGCCAACCCCGGCGGCATGGACGGCAACGGCGTGTCGATCAACTGGATCAACATGTGCGCCGACATGGTGTCGGCTGGGCTGACGGCGCAGCAACAGGTAGCACTCTGCCAGGCCTACGCCTCGACCACGTTCAACCAGAACACAAGCTGGAACCCCACCACGCCGCTGGTCGCAACGTATGTGGACGGGAGCGACTTCACCGTGCCCGGCAACCAAGTGGCGAACTTCCTGCCGAACGGAGTCTCCGGACGGGCGATGCTGCTGACCATCAACTCGGCTCCCGTCTACGCTCACGTTCTGGCTGCGTCCTACAACTCTGGGACGGGCATGACCACCGTCACCACCATCGAGAGCGTGGTCGCTGCCGGACTTACAGGAGTCCAGTACGGCCAAGATCCGAATAGCGACCCCTATTCCACGTCCACGGGGTCAACCCTGTTCCAGGCCCAATACTGCAACGCCCTTTAGGAGAAACGACCATGGGGATGTCCAACCAAGCTTCTTACGCAAATGCCGCATTCACAGGATCGGCTGCCTTTACGAACGCTAACGCGCTGACAAGCGGCATGACCGCAAAGCAGGTAATCGGCGCGCCGACCGCCAACGGCTTGCGCATGGATTCCATTCATTGCTGCAACAGCGATTCGGTGAACCACGCCCTCAACTTCTATATCACGGTCGGCGGCACGGACGTTTTCATCGGCCAGATTTCCGTCGCGGCCGGGTCCGGGATATCCACGTCCGTGGGTTACGTCGAAGCCTTGGCATCGCTGAACGCCAACCTCTCCATGGTGGTCGCCGGGTCGGGCCAGACAACCCCGGTAACGGCCGTCAAGTGCTCACTTGTTACGACCGCCGTCACAAGCGGCAACGACGCTTACGGTCAGCCTTACGCGGTTTCCGTGGTGCTCAACGGAGCTACTTTCTAATGGCCTCCGCAGCCGTAGACCAATACCGGCAGACACAGGCGGCTCAAGGTACGACTGGCGCTCAAGCCGTGACAACCAACAGGGCGACCGCCAGCAGCAACGCACCCGCCGCCCAGCCAGCTTCCGCGTCCACGCGCAAGCACCTGTAGGAGATCATCATGCCTGGAAGCGCATTCGTATATGGGCAGCAGGCCCCGCAGGGCGTGGGGTGGCAAATGCCCTTCGCCCCCGGCCTGGGCCTCAACTCGTCGCAGTCCCTGGCCAACCTGTTTGCCCTCTACAACTACTGGCAGGGGCAAACCGCCCTGACTATCTCGTCGGCCACCACCCTGCCCACAACTCAGGACGGCCCGGTTCAGGTTTTCAAGATGGGCGCACTTACGGTCAACTCGACGCTCGGCTTCGCGAACAGATGCCGGGGCGCAATACTGTTGTGCGACTCCCTGGCGATAGGCGCGAGCGGAGTAATCACTGCTCCGGGTGGTGCGGCTGGTTCGTCCAAGTGGGCAAACCAGGATATTTTGCTGCCCAGCAACGCGCTGTTCTCGGGCAAAAACACAAGTTGGAGTCAGTTCCTCGCATGGTGCGTCGCCAACAACGCCTTTGTGTTCGACCCGACCCTTTTCGCCTGTCCGCCCCCAGGCTTCGGGGACGTGCAGGCCAACTGGTCTTCCTGGCCCGGCAACGGCACAGCCATCATCTCGGCGGTTGGCTGCGGGGCCGGGGCGGTATCCACAATGCGGGCCAACGGCAATACCGGGAGCGCGGGGATAAACGGTGCGCCGGGCGGCGGCGGCGGAGGTGGGGGAACCGCTGGCT